CTCCACATCCACCATGTCCCGGTAGACATCTTCCAGCCGGACGCAGACATCCCCCAGCGCATGATAGACGGCCTTCCACTGAGCCCCCATCTCAACCATCTCGGTCAGGGGCCGCGGTGTGCGGATACCTGCCACCACGTCCTCGCCCTGCGCATTCTGCAGGAACTCGCCCATAATCTCGTTCTTGCCGGTCGAGGGGCACCGAGTGAACAGCACACCCGTCCCCGAATCCTCCCCCATGTTCCCGAACACCATGGCCTGCACGTTGACGGCGGTTCCCATGTCTTCGGGAATACCGTTCAGCTTGCGGTACTCGATCGCCCGCGGGTTCATCCAGCTGTCAAAGACGGCCAGCACTGCCGACCGGAGCTGTGTGTACGGGTCATCGATCGGAAAATCGAAGCCCTTGTTGGCGAAGAACGCCTTGAGATACTGCTGGCTGACGAACTCCAGATCGGCAGCCGTCAGGTCAGTGTCACTCTCGGCTCCCACCGCCTTCTTGTGCTTGGCGAGCTGGAACTCGAACACCTCATGCGGAACCCCGTAGGCCGTGCTGCCCAGCATCTGGATCAGCCGTCTCATGCTGTCCATGGCCGCCCGCTTGCCCAGGCGCTCCTCCCACTCGGGCAGGTTTTCATTGGTCAGGCCCACGTTCAGGATCGTGTCCATCATGCCCGGCATCGAGATCGGTGCACCCGAGCGAACGGAGACAAGCGGGGTGTACCCGAACTGCTTGGACAGCCAGTCCATGTGGCCGAGGACCTCGCCCATCAAGGCGTCGATCCACTCGTCCACCTTGTCCGGATTGTCCTGCAGGAGCTTGCGGTATTCGTTGCAGGTGTCCGTGGTGATCGTGAAGCCTGGCGGGACTGGCATTCCGGCCTGAGCCATCATGGCGAGGGCTGCTCCCTTGCCCCCCAGATGCTTCTTGGTCACGGACTGGTCCGTGATCTTCCAGTCGCAGTGGTCAGAAGAAAATCTGAAAATCCGTTCCATGCTTCCCTCCGTGGATTGATGGGGTACGCTCCTAACGTAATGGGTTGGCGGGGAATTGCAATTAAATGCAGTTCCCCGACCATGAATTTTTCAGCCCCGGCAACTACCGTCCCGGAGGAAGGGCGCGGGCCGGACCCGAGGATCAGGAATGTAGTTGACGCCCGGTTTCGGGTCCCAGGCGGTTTTGTAGACCCAGGTTTTTCTGGTGTTCGAGAGATAGCAGGACCAACCGGATACCTTGATGGTCACCTCGGCAAACCGCATGTCCGCCGGTTTCCCGCCCAGCGCGTCGGCCAGCGTGTCCACTGTCGGCTTGCATGTGAATTTTCTCAGGACCCTGGCGAGTTCCTTGTGAACCGAGCCGGAAATTTCGATGCACCGGTTTTTGTTGGGGTTAGAGCCAGAGTAGATGAGAATTTTGGTGCCCATAATTTTTCCTCCTGAAAAGATTGTGGACACCCTAACGATAGCCGAATGCCGGGCGAGTGCAATTAAATGCGGGCAGGCATCGCATAAAGACCGAGCAGCATCGCACGTTTCAGCATCTCCTTGGCTGCTTTTTGCCACTTCTTTTCCTCTACGCGCCAAACGGCCTCGTTTCCATAGCGATCCTTCCGGTCGTCCTTCACATCCTCCATGAGCAGGAGCGACATCAGCACCGCCTGGTTTTGGGCGTCGGTCCACCGGCCTTCGTCGATCAACGTCAGGATGAACTGGGCGCAGCTGTAGAGGCCGTCCAGCGGGTTGTCGGGCGAAACCTCACGGAGGATCGATCGGGCCGTATCATCGATCCTTTTCGCGACCCTGGCGACGGAGAAGGTATCGAGCCGAGACAGGGGTGCGAGTACCGCGTTTCTTAGGTGATGCAGCACGTCTTCCCTTACCTCGTACCCGTTTTTCTGGACCTCCTCCAGCATCATCAGCAGCATGTGGGCGGGAACGGCCTGCTCCAAGATCGTCAAATCCAGAGCCATAAAGTCCACTTGTGCCTGTGCCTGGTTCATCCTTCAGAATCTCCCCATTCCATTCTTGAGCTAGGTCGCGGATTTCCTCGTCGTCGCCTACGAGCACCTCGAAACGATCGGTGCTGAACGGAATGCCGCGATCCTGGAGATCGTCCTCGAAACCGCGCTGGTTCGTGTCACTGTCAAACCACACTCGCATAGCGCTGCTCCCTGAGCGTCTCCGTGTAACTCAGGCTCTTCTTCGACTGCGGTTTCATTTCCGAGATGGAGCGCGGCATGCGGTATGTCGGAATGCCGTGACGCCGCCAGATTTCGAGTCTCATTGTCAGACCGAAAACAACACCCGCTATGCTGTCGGCCACGTCCTTGGAGCTGTGCGGCGGGTGATCGATCTTGTTCTTCTTCACGTCGATCTCGAGCGTCACCAGCTCCTTTAGCGCCTTCGGATGCTCCGGGGCTAGCACCCGACCATCGTAGAGCGCCTGCTTCAGGACATCATAGGCGTACGTGTCCACATCCATGGACTGGTATCCAGTCATGAAGCCTTCCCGATGCAGGATTTGCATCGAGTCTCGTGACTGGTACTGGTCAAATGTCACCCACTTGACCGGCAGCCTGAGCTTGTTCCGCAGCGTGTAGATCAGCTTGCGGATGTTCTCGAACTCGATCTCCCCACCTCTCGGAGGCCGGACCTCCAAAATCATGTCGAGCTGGACGACAGGCAGGATTTCCGTGTGCTCGCCTCGCGAAACCGGCACGAACCTCGGCACATGGCCAACCGTTACACCCGC